GTTGCCATTGCTGCGAGCAATCTTTGTTTCCTTTGGATTTCACGATCCTTTGCTGCGAACTCTTCTCGTTCGGCATCTCGTTTATAAGCTTGTTCTTTAGCTCTGCCAGCTCTAGCACTTGCTGCTGCGCTGACCATCGCTCCTAAAAACGCTCCCATCTATACCTCCACTTCCACACCTAAACCGAGAACGGTCATTGGTGTTGGATCTGCTTGAGTGATCTCAACCTGGGCCAAATCGGTCCACCCTAATAAATACATTTCTCTAATCCCTGTATAGGGAGTTGGAGCGCTTCCCAAAGTTAAACCAAAGTTTCGATCAATAAATCTATCACCATTGATGCTGACTCCCAAAGATTGATAAACATTTGGCACCACTTTTATAATTCTTTTTTTCCTGGTTAGAGTTGGTCCATCCTGGAAGTCCATATTAACTGGCATAGTTTTAATTGTGGTTGTATAATTCATCCCCACTTCAATTACCGTTCCAGTTTCTGCCAAGGTAATTGCTCCGGAAGCTGGAGTAGCACTTCCTCTGACTTCGCCATCCACTCTAACGCGAGATAATTGACCATTCAAATGAGCTAATCCTGTCACTGCTGTTCCTGCGGATCCCAGGGTTACGGTTTTATTGGCATCGGTGTAACTATCTGCATCCAATTGTTCCAGATAACGAACTGTGGCACTATTTATTGTTCTTTTAACTATGAAATAAACTTCATCAACCACCACTGCAACACTCTCAATTTCACCATCTGTCTCCCATTTGGTCCAACCGGAAACTTCCTGCGCTCTTAGTGTGTTAAATACCGCCACTGTGCCATCTGTATTGACGAAATAAACGTAATTTGCATCGTCTGTAGTAGTACCCTTACTGACGTCCATATCGACCGGAGAATTGAGTAAATGTGAAGCCAATAATGAAACCGTCCCGGAGGTGTAAGCATCCTCATTATAGGAAAATAAAAACTCTCTCACTGACTTTCCGGTTCGATCTATAAAGATAATGGATCCATCGATCATTTTTGGAGGTATTGCACTAGATCCATATAATGTTTGCCTTCTGACCGCAACCTTCGCAGGAGTAATTGGAGTATCTTGAATTGAAAACTCACCACCAGTTGTAAATATATTTAAGTGACGTCCTGCATAAACTGAAGTGATCGCATTGACTTGATCAGTGTCCAGGGTAATATCGATACCTTCATCATCCAAGCTAGTGCCATTGTCAAAATTATAAAAATCATTTGTCTTGGAACCCCATACTGTCTGCGGTCGTGTCTTGGATCCACCAAACCATAAACGTCCCTGGTAGAAAGTAACACTTTTTGGATAACCTTGTCCACTAGACCAGACAGCTACAGCGCCAGATCCAAAGTCATGTGTTGGAATGTTGGTTAAAGTGATCGTCGATAAGGTCCAGGATGTATGAGAAGCTCCTCTAACTAATTTTCTTGGTGCATGATCTTCATGGACCAGGATCATTGTATCTGCTGATTGTGTCCATTGCATCTCAAATAGCTGCGCTGTTGTATAAGGAGTTGTGACATTTGCCTGGTGAGCGCCATCTTTATAGATCGCGACACTCAAATTCGTAAACACCATCAAGTAGGTTTGCTCGACATTGAACGCGAATGCAGCTAATCTTGATTCTGCATTTATCGTAGCGACATATTTAAAACCCGGACGTCTTTTGATCCCGCCCTGCGGCATGGTGATCACATTGGTCGCTTCTGCTGCTCCCTGGTAGAAATGTTTTAGATCTGTTCTCGCTACAAGTCTTGGATCCAAAACCCCAGAATTAAATGAAGTTTGGAGCGTAATTACTTTTGGCATTATTGTCGGGCCTCAATAAAAGGAGAATCAACAATGGCTTGTGCTGGACGAGCCTGGGAATCTGTAAACCTAGCTCTCCTTAAATTGTAGTCAAACATTCGTCTGAACTCTTCCGCTTTAGAGGAGTTGTCGGTGATCGCTACCGCAAATACCGATGCTAGAGAAAACTCCAGCACTCTTTGAAAATAAGCGGGCATTTTAGATTCACTTGGTTTGAATATATAATCCAGATCTACGGTTTCTGAATTTGAATAGAGTTTATCCTCATAGATCTCATACGCTGATGCTGGATAAACATAAACTGCCATAATATAATCAGCAGGTAATTGGAAAGCATACTTCCATTTATTGATCGGTGTTGCTACTAGCCTGGATAAAGCTACTTTAGATGTAGCAAATCTCCATCGATGTTGCGATAGGAGATCTTCATAGGTTGGTTCATAAAGAGCAGCGGCTATATTGGCTCCGGCTCCACCATCGGTGAATGATGCTATCGAACCATGGCCTATCAAATTTAGTGCATTCGAACATATCTCAATTGAGGTTGCCATAATTTTCTAGTCTCCCATAATTTACCTCTTTAAAAAAATGGCAGCACCCCAATAGTTGAGGTACCACCATTCACTTACAACAGTATTACCTACTCTTGCCAGCTGATTGAAACAAGACCGGCTGTATCTCTTACAACAGCTCCTGCTCTCATCAAACCATTACATAACCAAGAGGTTTTCTGTGGAACCCAATCAACCTTGGCTGTAATATCTATACCTGTAGCTAGGCCAACTGCACTCTTGTGCCAGGCAAAACCCTCACGAACACTTGATGCAACATCAAGTCCACCTTCCGCGCGTGTTTCAATAACGTGGAATTGGAAACCCATGAAAGTATTTAGCTCGCCAGATACTAAAGCGCGAACAGAGTTGTAGTCTGAACTTGTAACTTGAGTTACACCTAACAGATCTTCAAGACCATCTGCTGATACTGCAATATGACGATCACCGGATGGAACTCCTAGAGCAGTCATAGATTTTGAAGCAGTAATCAACTTCGCTAGAGTAAGACCAGCTGAACCATGGGCAATTGTGGTACCCGCGGTTGCTGCATCCATAGCATCAAGAATTAACTGATCACGACGTCTGCCAAGAGCGCCAGCAATAGTAAACTGAAGTTCTGTCTTTTCGTCGAAATTAACTTCGTTATCATCAAAGATGTCAGTATATTCTGGAGCATTCCAGTTTTGAAGTGTACAACTTACCAGAGAGTGTGCGACTGCCATGGCAACAACGTCAGCTGAAGTAGCTTTCTGATTTGCCAGGCCTTTGGCCATTGCTCTGAATTTATAAATATCTCCAATAACATTGTTACGATTAGTTACGGAGTCCTTTAGACCACCGGCGGTTTGAAACGCGTGTTTCACCTCGGAGTCAAATAGCTGCTGGGCAGCTGCTGATAAACTTGCGGACATATAAATCTCCTTTATATTAAATTAAACATAACCTTTTGCCGGGTGTCCGCATAACGGGCCGAAGATCTACCGGTTTGGGTTCTGTAAAGAAGTGTCCGTAGGTGGATTTGATACGATTATAAGCGATATTAGGTTAGCTGTGCAACATTTTGTATCTTAGAATAAAAAAATTATTTTAATAGTTGAGTAAATTAGTCAAGTATTAGCTGCTTACGGCAGCCACTCGCACTTTTTTACTTTGTTGGGGTTAAGGAGAAAAACATTGAGAAATTACCCCACATCTTCCTGGCAGTGAACCTGGTTGATTTCTCTAAAGGCTTGATGTCCATCAATGTAATCTTGTATAGTTCTTTCGTTTCCTGTAATTATTTCCTCTTCTCCTCCATCGCGGGCCCTCAACCATCCGCTTTGAAAGGCAAGTGAATGGGATTTTAAAAATATTTTATTTTCACGTTCATCCATAGAAGTCTTTAAATTTTTGCTCGACTTCCTTCCGAAACTCTGGTGATTCTTGATATTTAGGATCTGCAATTAATTCTTTAAGTGCTCCTTCGGTGATTCCAGGTGCTCTTACTTGATTAGCCTGCGGCATCCTACCTTCACTACTCTTTGCAACTAAAGCTTCCAGGACCTCAACTCCAATTGCTGATGATGCGAGTCCCTTGAACCCTTCAAATTGATCTTGGTTTAAATTGGCCTTTCCCCAATCTCCAAGATCTCGAAGCCTGGCCTGGGCATTGGATCCTAAAGCTGTGATCTCAGCTTCCCTGGCTCCTGCTGTACCAGCAACTTCCTGGTTTATCCATCCATGCAATATAGAAGAGAAGGTGTCTTGGTTCATGTTTGCTGATTTAGCAGCATCCTTAAACCAAATTAGACGTGGATCTTCCAGATCGAACTCACCGTCCACTCCTTCCGGCAAGGTAAGATCGAACTCTCCTTCTGGCGCTCCAGTGAAACCTCCGAATTTTTTTTCAAGTTCACCGTAAGCTTTCGCCTGGTCCTCAACTGAATTGTATTTG